GTTCTATTTACAGTGGTCAGACGATCACCTTCGCGTGATTGAGAAGATCGAGAAGGCTGTCCGTACCGGTGGCCTGTTTGCCATGGCGATGCCGCGCGGAAGTGGAAAGACGGTTTGTTGCCAGACAGCGGTGTTGTGGGCAGCTCTGATCGGTGCATCGCCATTCATCTGTCTGGTTGCTGCCAGTGCTGAACGCGCCCGTGACCTGCTGGAAAACATCAAAATCTGGTTGGAGACGAATCCGCTGCTGCATGAAGATTTTCCGGAGGTGACGTATCCAATCAGATGCCTGGAGCGGATCACCAATCGTCAGAAGGGGCAGAAGTATAAAGGTGAACCGACGCGCATTGATTGGTCATCGGATCGTGTGGTATTGCCGGTGATCGATGGCAGTCTGTCATCGGGGATCGTCATCTCATCGAGTGGTATGAAGGGCAGTGACATCCGTGGCCAGAACTATGCCCGCGCCGATGGGCAGGTTGTGCGCCCGCAGTTGGTGTTGGTCGACGACCCACAGACGACCGAGTCCGCATGGTCACCCTCCCAATCACAACGGCGTGAAGCCATCCTGGCCGGTGATGTGTTGGGTATGGCTGGGCCGGGTAAGAAGATCGCCGGACTCATGGCCTGTACGGTGATCCGGCCTGGAGACATGGCTGACAACATCCTTGATCGGGACAAACATCCAGAATGGCAGGGGGAACGGACGAAGATGATCTACTCCTTTCCCGCCCCCGGAAGTGACAAGCTATGGGCCCAATATGCTGAGATTCGTGCCGACAGTCTTCGCAATGATGGTGACGGTTCACAGGCGACTGAGTTTTACCGAAGCAATCAAGAGGTCATGGATGCCGGTAGTCATGTTGCCTGGCCGCAACGGTACAACGAAGATGAACTGTCAGCCTTGCAGCATGCGATGAATCTGCGATTGCGTGATGAAGCTGCGTTCTTTGCTGAATATCAAAATGAACCGATCATCGAATCCGTCGGTGAGGAGATGCTGGCCGCCGATGCCATCGCTGCTAAAACCAACGGTCACCCCCGGAATGTGATCCCCCAAGTATGTAATCATCTGACGATGTTCATCGACGTGCAGCAGAAAGTTTTGTTCTGGATGCTATGTGGCTGGGAGGAAAATTTTACAGGTTACGTCGTGGACTACGGCACATGGCCGGAACAGAAACGCGCGTATTACACATTGCGTGATATCCGATCTACGATTAGTCGTGCTGCACCTGGCGCAGGACTCGAAGGGCAGATCTATGCAGGTCTCGACATACTCACCGCTGAAAAACTTGCAGCAACGTATCACCGGGACGATGGTGCGGAGATGCGCATCGACCGATGTTTGATCGATGCCAACTGGGGACAGTCCACCGATGTGGTGTATCAGTTCTGTCGGCAGAGCCAACACGCAGGTTTGCTGTTACCCAGTCATGGTCGCTATGTCGGGGCGTCAAGCATTCCATTCAGTGAATACAAACGCAAACGCGGGGATCGTGTGGGATTGCATTGGCGCATTCCCAACACCGTGGGCAAGCGTCAGGTACGCCACGCACTGATTGACACCAACTACTGGAAAACATTCGTTCATGCGCGTCTGTCTGTATCCATGGGTGATCCAGGCTGCCTGTCGCTCTTTGGTCGTGATGACAAGACACATCGCATGCTTGCTGATCACCTCACGGCTGAATACAGAGTCAAATCTCAAGCCCAAGGTCGCACCGTTGATGAGTGGAAACTCCGTGCCACGCGCCCGGACAACCACTGGTTGGATTGCTTGGTGGGTTGTGCGGTTGGGGCGTCTATGCAGGGCGCGGTGTTGCTTGGTACGGATATGAAAGTAAGTATGAATCGCAAGCCTATACGTTTATCTGATCTGCAACATAGTAGGTAGTGACGTTTCAAACTAAGTATGTTTGTAGGTTTTTAAACTATTTTCATATTTTCTTTCAAAATTGCTGACAGTTTTGCTCGGCGCCGTGTATGTAATAAGTGGGCGGGAATCATTTTTGTTGATTTTGGAAATTCATATGTCTGATGACACCACAAAAAACAACCTCGAAGAAAACGCTGCCGCACCGGCTGAAGTGTCAGTCGACGGGCAGCACGTTAAGCAGCATTCACTCAAGGATCAGATCGCCGTGGATCGTTACCTGGCATCGAAGAAGGCTGCTCAATCCAAGGGCTTAGGTATCAAAGTATTCAAGATCAATCCCGGGGGTTCTGTTTGATGCAATTGCATAATTGGTTCAAAAAATCCAAACCGCAGACTCAACGCCAACAACAGACACGCAGTATGCCGATGGCCAACGTGGTGCGGGCGCGTTACGACGCGGCGCAGACCACAGCGGAAAACGCGCGTCACTGGGCGATGGCTGACGCGATGTCAGCAGATTGCGCTGCGTCAGCAGACATCCGTAAAAAGCTGCGGGAACGTGCTCGTTACGAAGTGGCCAACAACAGTTATGCCAAGGGCATCGTCCTGACGCTGGCTAATGATTGCATCGGCACCGGCCCTCGCTTGCAGTTACTCACCAAACACGACAATCTCAACCGCCAGATCGAAGACGCCTTTGCTCAGTGGAGTAAAGCGGTCAGCCTGGCATCCAAGTTGCGAACCATGCGCATGGCCAAGAGCACGGACGGTGAAGCATTCGGTGTTTTGAATTTCAATCCTAATGTCGATTCGCCGGTAGCTCTTGATCTGCAATTGGTGGAAGCGGATCGTATCGCATCGCCATCGTCGGTGATGTTGCCCACACGCAATGATGTGGACGGGGTGATTCTCGATAGCTTTGGTAACCCGCAGTTCTATTCCATCCTGCGTCAGCATCCGGGCAGCCTGGGCAATTATTCCTCGTGGACATCTCAGTATGACGAGGTCCCCGCAACTTCCGTGATTCACTGGTTTCGTGCAGATCGCCCCGAACAACATCGCGGCATTCCGGAGATTACTCCTGCACTTCCTTTGTTTGCTCAACTACGTCGCTACACCTTGGCTGTGATTGCCGCCGCCGAAACCGCCGCCGACTTTGCTGCGGTGCTGTACACCGATTCGCCTGCCAATGGTGAAGCTCAACCGCTCGATCCGATGGATATCGTCAATCTTGAGAAACGCATGGCCACGGTGTTGCCCGATGGTTGGCGTTTGGGGCAGATCGACTCGCAGCAACCGGCGACTACATACGCGGAGTTCAAACGCGAGATTCTCAACGAAATCGCACGCTGTTTGAACCTTCCCTACAACATCGCCGCCTGCAACTCTTCGGGCTACAACTATGCATCAGGGCGATTGGATCACCAGACCTATTACAAATCCATTCGCGTGGAACAGGCGAATCTGGCTGAAATCGTGCTGGATCAAATCTTCAACGCATGGATACGTGAGGCCATGTTGACGCCGGAGTTTGGTGTTTTACGTGCCCTGAATTCAAAACGCCAACTTTTAGACTTACGGGGGAACTTCCGGGGGCGGGGGTGGTTTTTTGATGGCACGGAGCATGTCGATCCGGCCAAGGAGGCCAACGCTCAAGCCAAACGTTTGAGTAGTCACACTACCACATTGGCCGCGGAGTATGCCCGTCAGGGCAAGGACTGGGAAACCGAGTTACGCCAGCGTGCCAAGGAAACCCGACTCATGCAAACACTGGGGCTGACGACATCGGAAAGTCAGCCTGCTCAACCTACTTCATCTTCTTCATCCACACAGGAGCCTTCTGCTAATGACGATGACACAGTCGCCAACCCAACAACTGCCTGACCAATTTTCGTTCATCTGCCCATTGAGCATCGAAGCTGCCGGTGACAAAGAGAAAACTGTCCCACAGTTTCGGATGGTTGCTTACACCGGCGGCCTGATGCGGATTGAAGGATTCCCGCACCCCGTCGTGGTGGACCTTGAAGGCCTGGCCATTGATCGCCAGGACATTCCGGTTCGTCTGGATCACAGTTCGCGTCAAGGCGTCGGCCACACGCAGCGCGTCGCGGTGGAAAACGGCAGCCTCATTGCCGAGGGTTTGGTTAGCCGCGATACCAGTTGGGCACGTGATGTGATCCGCAGTGGCCAGAACGGTTTTCCCTGGCAGGCCAGCATCGGCGCAGCCGTGATCGATGCCCAGTTCATTCCCAACGGCCAGAACGTCACTGTCAATAGCCGGACGTTCGATGGCCCGATCCACGTCGTCCGTAAAGCCACCCTCAAAGAAATCTCATTCGTTGATAACGGGGCAGACTCGTCTACGTCTGCCCGCATCGCAGCCAACAGCAAGGAGCAACCCCATATGCATGAAACCGCAACCCCCGCCCCCGGAACCCAAGGCAACCAAACCACCACCGTCGATCCCAAACCGGCCACACCTCCGTCCACCGAAAACTCGAAGCCGACCCCGGCCCCGGAAAGCAATCCGTCGCCCGCACGTCCTGCCACCATCGCTGCGAGTGCAACCCAGCCCCCGGAAGTTTCGGATGCCCCGGCCCCGGAACATCAAAACCCGATGATGCAGATGCGCAAGCAGATGGCAGAAGAAACCCGTCGCATCCAAGCCATCCGTTCGATTTGTGATGGCAAACTTCCGGGGGTCGAAGCACAGGCCATCGAAGAAGGTTGGGACGTGACCAAGACCGAATTGCATGTCCTGCGTGCGTCACGCCCACAGGTGCCGATGGCCATGCAAAGTTCGGGTGCCCAACGCCCCAGCAATCCTCAAGTGTTCGAAGCTGTCGCACTCATGGCCAGCGGTTTACCCAGCAATCGCGTCCAGGCCCTGTACACCGAGCCCGTCCTTGAAGCTGCCGACAAGCTGCGTGGCATCGGCGTGCAGGAGTTCTGCGAAATGGCTTGTGGCCAGCAGTTGCCCCGGTTCCGACGTGATGCCACCGGCTGGTTGCAGGCTGCCTTCAGCAGTGCGTCGTTGCCCGGTGTTCTTTCCAACATCGCCAACAAGATGCTGCTCGAAGGCTACAACTATGTTGAAGATGCTTGGCGTCGTATTGCCAAGATCGCCAGCGTCAACGATTTTAAGGAACACACGCGTTACCGCATGACCGGTTCGTTCAAGTTCCAGCAGGTGGGTCCCGATGGCGAAATCAAGCACGGCCAACTTGATGAACAGCAGTTCGGGCAAAAGGCCGACACGCACGGCATCATGTTCGCCCTCACGCGTCAGATGATCATCAACGATGACCTCGGTGCGTTCACTGATATCCCGCGTCAGATCGGTATGGGCGCTGCCGAGTCGATTGCCGAGGCAGTTTGGAGTCTGTGGTTGCGCAACCCTACACAGGCTGATGGCAAAGCCTTCTTCCACGCCGATCACAACAACTACAGCGAAGGTGTTGACACCGCGCTGTCCATCGACGGGCTCACGGCTGCCGAAGTTCTCTTTGCCCAGCAGGTCAAGCCCAATGGCAAACCCCTTGGCATCATGCCGTCGTTGCTGCTGGTGCCGCCGGGCTTGAAGGTTGCCGCTGAGATGCTCATGAAGAGCTTGCAACTCAACGAGACCACTACGACTAACAAAGCCAAGCCTGCAACCAATCCGCATGCTGGAAAATTCGATGTCGTGTCCAGTGTCTATCTCTCCAACACCAGTTTCAGCAATGCGTCGAATAAGGCCTGGTATCTGCTGTCTGACCCCAATCGCTTGTCGGCCATTGAGGTGGCATTCCTCAACGGCGTGGATCGTCCCACCGTCGAAAAAACCGACGCAGATTTTTCAACACTCGGCGTACAATTTCGCGGCTTTATCGACTTTGGCGTGCGTGAACAGGACCATCGCGGTGCGGTGAAATTCAAAGGCGAAAGTTAACCC